TCCCATATTCCTGATTTCCATTAATTTTGATCCGCATTTCGGACAGTGTGCAAGATGTTTCATATTTTTTCTAATCAAATAAAATCAACTCCGGGTTCAATAAATTCATTGAAAGTAAGCGAGCCTGCATCTGCAATATCAGGACTTTTGACACCACGCTTAAACATTTCATCTTTTGGTTCAAGCTGTGTCCTTCCGCTTGAATTTCTTTTATATTTAACTTCAAGCAATTGCCTCCAATCTTGATGCCTTAAAATCTTACCGCCTTTATTAATCCAACGCTTAAGCTCAAAATAATTCTCAGCTTTTATGTTTGCAAAAATGTCACTGTTATTTGCGCTTGATCCCTCTCGAATTCCAATTACATTATAGCCGAGTTCATTCGCCCTATCGGTAACACCACCACCTACGCCAACATCATCAATAAATATTTCATCCCCCTTTATCCTTCCGAGTTCATCAACCTGTGTCATCAAATTTGAGCTTTGATTTTTTGATTCAAGCCACATGACATTGTCATGCCTAACCACAAAAGCTGAATAGTTACTGCCCCTACCAACATCAACGCCCAATCTTCTACTTCCCATCAACTCCTCAGGAAGTTCATCAATAAATGCCTCTTCCAATTCCTGCTCACTTATCAAAAATCTATACCCACGATCATCAATTTCATCACGATTCGGAAACTTGCAACCATAGAGAATATCAAACATCGGATTCTCTTTTGCCTCCTCGATAAATTCTTCAGTATATCTTCCCTCACTTAATGCCTGCTGATAATCAATAAAAATCTTTTTGTATCTATCCTTGTGCCAAGTCTTATGAAAATGATTGAGATAAAAAGGGTTGCCAATTTTACAATAAAAAGCATTCTCACCTTTTCCAGCAATCATGCGGAATGTTGTGGCTTCAATCTGATCAGGAATAAGACTTGCCTCGTCAAGAATTACAATCCGAGAACCTGCACCCATAGCACTCTCAATTCCCTTCCTTGAATTTCCAGCCTGAACCGAAACCACGAAAATCCCTCCGCCCCTTTTCAAAACAATGCGCTCTTTGTTTTCCTCTTGCCTTAATCTTTCCAGTTTTGTTTTTGCCTCAAGTTGAGAATAAAACAAAACATTGTCGCCAATATGCTCAAGATAATAGCGCATGATTATCTTGGCCATTTCATTTTTTGGCGCAAGAATCGCAATCTTTTCATCTTGAAAACAACTAACAATAATACACGCCAAAGCAACTATCAAGCTTTTGCCATATTGCGTACAAGTCAGAATCTGCAAACGATTATGTGGACGAAAAACAATGCTGTAAAAAATCATCAATTGTCCCTCACTCACCGCTTGATCGCCAGCCTTTCCATCAATCTTAAATAGACTCAATAGTTTCAAGCATATTCCTCTTTTTTCTTTTGGTATTTGTTGATCCAACATTGCCTATAAAATATATTTTCATTTCGTTATGGAATGCTTCAATATTGTTTTTGAATATATCTGGAAGTTCAACGCTTGCGCCAAATTCATCCTTTTTCTTTCGCTCAAGATACCTAAAAGCGATGTCGGGATTGCTAAGATTTTTAACAACAGTCTCCCTCGCTTTCAAAATTGGTTTTTCCTTTAATTTGTTGCGTAATTCCTCAACATCGGGATATGCATCCAAATAGCGACTGAGCGAAAATTTGCTTATATCAGCGTAATAACACGCTTCAGCATCAGATCCACCCAGCCCCCAAACGACTTTCAATTTCGCAACAACATCACTTTCTGTTTTTCCGTCAAACCACTTCCTGCCAGCCTTATTTTTGTTCAATTTTTTCTGCTTTTTTACCTGTGTAGTCTTCATAGCGTTTTATTATCACATCAACATATTTAGGATCCAATTCAATAAGCCTTGCTCTTCTGGCCATCTGATCACAAGCCATCATCGTGCTACCACTACCGCCAAAAGCATCCAAAACAATATCCCCATTGAATGTGCTTCTGCGAAGTGCTATCTCGCAAAGTCGCAGTGGCTTTTGAGTAGGATGCACATACTCTGTCGTGTTATCCCGATTCACATACCAAACATCAACCATCTCGGCCAGCTCATCTTTTTTGATATCCCAAATATCCTGAATGTTTGAAAATTCTTTATTCTTCTGATATTTATTATCCTTGATTCCAATCATGCAAGGTTCATAGGCTCGATGAAATAAGCATCCCATCGAAAAAACAAATCTGTCCTTAACCCAAATAACATCCTGCAAATATTTGAATCCTCCAGCAATTAATCCTTTCTTGAAAAACTCATGATTCTTTGATGCATACCACATATACATCGATGCTTTTTCATCTGAAAATAAAAAACAATTTGCAGTCATGACACTTATAAATTCCATGAAGTCAGAATCGCTTTTATTGTCATTGAAAATCTTATTACCATCTCCGTATTTGCCCCCTGCATATGAATTGCCAGCTGATGATTGATAGTCGACATTATACGGCGGATCAGTAAAGATTAACTGCGCCTTTTCATTGCCCATCAGTTTTTCATAAACACTCAGATCAGTTGAATCGCCACAAATAATTCTGTGGTCTCCAAGCTGATAAACATCGCCGACCTTTGTTTTTGGTTCAATGATTTTTTCATATTCCTCCTGCGCATTAAAATCATCTTCTTCAACTTCCAAATAGCTCATATCAAAACCAGTTAGCTGTACCATTTCGTCACTTAATCCTTTGAGTTCATCAAACACCAAGTCCATGTCCCAATCAGACTCATTGAGTTTATTGTCGGCCAGCCTATACGCTTTGACCTGATCCTCAGTCAGATTTTCTTTGCGCACAACCGGAACTTCCTTGAGTCCCATTTTTTTGGCGGCCAAATACCTGCCATGCCCAACTATTATCTCGTCATTTTGATCAATAACTATTGGCTGATTGAAACCAAACTCACTTATAGAATCAGCTATCTTTTTAATCTGATTCTCCGGGTGCTTCTTTGCATTTTTTTCGTACATTTTTATTTTCCCGATGGGATAGTTTTTCATAGTTTTTCGTTTATTAAAATTATTATTTGATCGCTTGGCATTTTCCTTTTAGCGCTGAGAGTAATCGATTCAATGATGTCCCCGTTGTCGTCACAGAATAATCCATACTTTACCAACGCATCCATTATTGGCTTAACAAAGAGATTGTCTGGATCTCGCCTGTGATTATTTTTAAAGTGAGCTTCTATGCTCACCTGAATAGGCTTTTTGATCTGGACTGCGATTCGCCTGAATGATCCTTTGAATTGTTTTGCCATTGCCTCATACACAAGATCCTGCAACTCTTGCCGAGCCGATGCTCTGACTGCCCAATGGACTCCCTTGTTAAACTCATTCCAACTTGGACACTTGCAATTTTCAATTGTAATTTTCATATGATTTCATCCCCCTAATTTTTTATTTATTCTTTGTATTTTCGCATTGCCACGATTCCTCATCTCGTAAATCTTCCCGTATATCTCACGCAAGACAACATCAATCTCCTCAATTTTAAAACCATTCATCAAGACTTTTGCTTGTGACGCTTTGCCTTTTTTATAAACAGCCAAAACAAAGACTCCCTCTTTTATGGAATCTTTCTTGCCTCTGTTCTCCTCGATTATTTTCTCGACTGATTTATACAGCTGTTGATTTTTTGGAGTTTTCATTTTGGTTGTTTCTTATATTTCCGCTTATCAAAAATTGAAACTGTTTTGAGCTTCGGATAAATACGCATCTCTGCATGCTTATCATAAAAAAACGCCTTGTCTTCAATATCACCTTTTTCAATCAGCATACTGATCTGTTCCTGCGCTTTAAAGTTTGCTCGCATTTCCATTTCCTGAAGTTTGAAGTGACGCTTCAAAACCCCACCATACTGACGCTCAAAGGCTTTCAACTTTTGAAGCTTTCCTGAATAGGTATTGAATATTTTTCTTGCTCTTTCCATAAATTTGATTATTTCTTAATTCTCATTTTTTCCCTCAGTGCATCAATAGATTTCTGCACGCTCTTTTTTCTTTCAGGATCGACCACTGCCTGATTAGTATAAATCTGTGTATTCTTTCTCAATTCAAAATCTCTTTTTTTAGCCAACACCTCCTCATCAATCTTTTAATTCCCTAGCCAATTAGCGAAAGCCAACACTGGCTTTTTCCAACCCTTGCGAGGATATCCAAACCACCACTCCCTGCACTTAAGAGCCTGAAGCTCATAATCCCTGCTTGGATATTTCTCAATTAATTTTTTAATCGTTTGCACCTGACTGGTTTTGAGTTTCTCAATTTCCAAAGCAACTAGTGCCTTTGCAAAATTATCCTGATCAATCCCCTCTCCTAAAATTTTAATTTCATCATCACTGTAAATATTTTTCTTTTCATTCTTTTCATTCTTGTTTGTTCTTATTTGATTCTCTTTTGTTTCCTGATTTGATTCCGATTTGTTTCCAACATCTTGATACTTATCCCAATTCTTTATAGTAATAATGCTGTATTTATTCGTTTTTTTGATTCCAATCATTCCCTCCTTCTCAAGAAAATTGAGCCAATACCATATCGTTGATTTTGCAAGCCTTAATTTCTCCTCTGCCGTCAGACTTCCCATGATAAATTGACCCCTCCTGACTCTCACTTTTTGCCTCCCGATCAGTGATAAATTTTCACAATGATTCGTCTTGGCCAAACACCATATCCAAATCTTCAGGCATTTATCGCTCTGAAAGACCACACTATCGATTATTTTTCTGTGCGTTTTAAACCATCCACTATTCATATTGTTAATTGCTTTCACCTGCCTCCCTAACCACTTAAAGAGGCATGTGAAAGGTGGTTATATTTACCAGCCTAGCGAGGCTGATGAGCAGTTGCATCGATTAAGCTCACCAGCCCCTGATGCGATGATGGGCAGTTGCATCATAAGCCCACCATCGCCTTTTTTGTTTTTAAAACGGAACATCCTCAATATTGATCTCTTCCTCTCCGACAGTCGGAATGTCATTATATCCAGCACCTAATGATTTCGCTTCTTTCGGCGGATTCAACTGCGCATTAGTTCTGAATGTCCCCAAAAGACTCTTGGCCTTTTCTGAACTTGCAACATAGTCAACCTTTTCGCCCTTTGAGAATGAGGCATAATAGGTTTCATTCTCCGC